GTCGCCGGTCATGAGTGTCGAGACTTACCTACAAGCTAACGCCCGTGTTCATAGGGCAGGGCAAGTCAACAAGGTGACCATTGTGCATCTACAGGGCAGTCGCGTAGAGAGCAAGATGTATCGAATGCTCCAGAGCAAGGTAGACACGCATCAACGGTTGGTTGATCTATACAAGGAAGAACTAGGGGAACTAGGAGCAACAAATGAGTGATGAAGAAGTACCAATAGACAAGCTGATCAAGATATACATCAAGATGCGCGATGCCAAGAAGGGTTTAGAGCAGCAAGCCTTTCAGGTAGAAGAGCAGATGGATGTTGTGCGAGGCAAGATACTGGACGCTTGTAATGCAGTTGGGGCCAGTAGCTTGAGGACTCCGTTTGGGCGTGTGGTGCGGACTATCAAGACCGATTACAGCACCGCCGATTGGGACTCCATGCACACCTTCATGCGGGACAACGATGCGTTGGACTTGTTGCAGCGGCGCATTCATCAGACAAACATGAAAACCTTTTTGGAGGAACACCCCGACAAACTACCCCCCGGATTGAACTCAGATAGTAGGTACGACATAACGGTGTATCGCAAATGACAGACGAGGAGAAGAAAAGAGAGAGGAAAAAGATTTACGATATTGCATACCGGATAGCTAACAAAGAAAAAAGAAAGCTGCAAAGCAAAAAGTACTACGCTAAAAACAAAAAGGAGACACTCGCCAAAGCAAAAGAATACCGCGCAGCTAACAAGGAAAAAATAAAGGAGCGAAAAAGAAAAACTCAAAAAGAATACTACCTTAAATATCGTGAGAAACATCGTGTGCGGGGGATTGCATACCGGATAGCTAACAAAGAAAAAATAAAGGCATACTTAAAAAAATACTACAGCAAGACTAAGGAGAAAATAGAAGCCTACCGTAAAAGCTACTACGTTAAGAATAAAGATAGAAAAAGCGCCTATTCCAAAAAGTGGCGGCTAGATAACATAGAGCGCATACGAAAGCAGAGGCAGGCGTACCACAAAGAGTACTACTCTGCAAATAAAGACACGCAAAAGTTAAGAGCAAAAGAATATCGCGGGTTAAACAAAGAGAAAATATTGGCCCGTAGTAAGGAGTATGGAAAAAAGTACTACGCGTTAAACCGTAGTGTTTGCATTGAAAAATCTAAAGATTGGAGAAAAAAGAACCCTGACAAAGTAGCCAAATATGAGGTTAAGAGCCAACAATTTAGGGGGATACCCAACAGCCCCATAAAGGAGTTATTAGTGGAAGCAGCAGTGGCACACCGGGGTATTAAAAAACTTTTACAACATGGAGAAGCAAATGAAAAACGTAGTTGACCTCAGAAACGAACTTATCAAAATCTTTGAACAACTCAAGGCGAAGGAGATTTCACACACTGATGCCAAGGAGTTGAACAACTCTGCGGGTAAGGTTATCAACTCAGTCAAGATTGAGTTGGAGTACGCGGGGCTGTGCAAGGTAACCCCAAACATTGCGTTTCTTAACGCACCGAAGACCAAATAGGAGAAACAAATGACTACAGATGTTCAGTTGTTCAAGAGTGGTGTCCCATCTTACTTGAAGGCGCAACCCCTCAACGCTATTACCAAGTCCCTACTGGGCAGCGGTAAGACTACCAAGAAGATTTCTATCCGGGGGAATGTGTTCCGGCTGGTAGTCAACGGTAAGGAAATCGCTACTAGCGAAGAGCGTTCCATGAAGGTGGTGCTGGTCAACGTGGCCCCCAAGGTACACCGCACGTTCTACGCTGGGGTGTTTGACCCTAATGCCAAGGCTGGCCCGGAATGCTGGTCTGCCGATGGAGAGCGTCCCGATCAGAGTATTGATAACCCGCAAAGCGCGGCTTGCCACAACTGCGAGAAGAACATCTCGGGTTCCGGTACTGGCAAAACAAAGGCTTGTAAGTTTGGACGTATGCTTGCCGTGGTTCTGGAGAACGACCTGAACGGGGATGTGTTTCAGTTGTCCCTGCCAGCGCAGTCGATCTTCGGTGATGCCGAGGGAGGCAAGATGCCGCTCAATGCCTACGCTCAGTTCTTGGCAGGGTTCAACGTCAACGTCACCGCCGTAGTGACCGAGATGCGGTTTGATACCGACAGCGCCACCCCCAAGCTGTACTTCAAAGCGTTGCGCCCCCTGACCGAGGAAGAGTATGACGCTCTGAGTCTTCGTGGGGAAACCCCTGACGTTAAGGCGCTGGTTAAGGTATCCTTCCGTCCCCAAGCGGATGTTGCACCGGCTGACGTACCCAAGCTGCCCAACAAAGCGAAGGCTAAGGATGCCGAAGAGGAAGTAGTGGACGAAGAGCCTACGCAACCTAAGAAGCGTGATTCCAAAAAGGAAGAGCCATCTGCCAAGAAGAATCTGGCGTCGGTGTTGGATCAATGGGATGACGAAGAGTAATTAAAAATAGGGGGGTGGGGAGTCCCACCCCCCGTAACGGGGAAACACCATGGCAAAGCGTGGATATTCTACGTCAGTACAGAAAAAAATAAACAACCCAGAGGCCACAGGGCTGGGGATTGAACTGGGGAGACTATGCCTTTTGCATGGGTACTCCGTGGAGGAAGTGGCTGGATTTTTCAAGGTCAGTCGTATGACGGCTTACAACTGGATAACAGGTAGACACAAGCCTAGCAGACACCTAACCGATAAAATTCAAGCACTTGTTGACAAGCTGAAACAAAAACCAACACCAGAAAATGAGTAGCCATGCCTACCAGACAAGAGTTTCTAGGGGCGGTACTCCCCCCTGAGGGCATCTACTGCGTAGTCGGGATCACAGGTAAGATTATTCATAGCCAGACATTCCACAGCACTTTGTTGGATGTAGAGGTAGCAGTCGATCACCTAGATGGGAAGCGGGTGGATTCTTATATCGCCATGTCCAGCTTCGTGTCTGATCGTAACCGCACGGCAGCTAACGCTGCTTACTTGAAGTCTTTTTTCCTTGATCTGGATTGCGGAGAAGACACGCCCAAGAAGTACCTAGACCAGAATGCAGCCCTACAAGCCCTAAAGAAATTCGTAAAGGAAACCGGCATCCCCCGCCCAATCGTCGTTAATTCAGGTAACGGGATACATGCCTACTGGCCGTTGACTGAGGCTGTTGCGAGGGATAAGTGGAAAGCAGTAGCTGAGAGGTTCAAGGTTTCCTGCCTGTTAAGTGGTTTGAAGATTGACCCGACTGTCCCTGCGGATGCTGCACGGGTGCTACGCGCTGTAGGTTCACACAACTTCAAGGGCACCACCCCGCTTCCGGTAGAGATATTTAACATGGTGCCTCTCATGAACTTCTCGGTCTTTGAGGAGAAGTTTGGGGGTCTAGAGGGTGGGTTTTTTGGGGCACCCAAGCGCCCGTTGGATGCGGTAACAAAGGCATTGCTAGAGAACAAGCCCTCCAGCTTTAGGCTCATCCTGAAGAAGAGCGCGGATGGCGTCGGATGTAATCAGATACTGGATGCGGTGCTCAACCAGAAAACCACCTCGGAGCCAATGTGGAGGGCGGTGCTTTCAATTGCTAAGTTCTGCAAGGACAAGGACAAGGCTATCCATGCGGTGTCCCATGAGCACCCGGAGTACACAAAGCAGGACACCGAAGAGAAGGTCGCGCTTATCCACGGCCCCTACAACTGCCAGACCTTCTGGAAGGATAACCCCACAGGCTGCGACGGGTGCCCCAACAAGGGAAAGATCACAAACCCCATCAACTTGGGGCGCGGCGAAGTAGAGGTTGCAACCGCTGAAGATAACGTGGTGCGGGACACTGCGGCCCCTGAGGTTGTCTATACCATCCCAGAGTACCCCTTCCCCTACGTTCGGGGTAAGTACGGTGGGGTGTACGTCAAGTCCGAGGACAAGGAAGGCAACCCCAAGGACATGCTGGTCTATGAGAACGACTTCTATCTGGTCAACACCGTAGATGATCCTCTGGAGGGTATGTCGGCATTGTTCAGGTTGCACCTGCCCCAAGACGGAGTGAAGGAGTTCCTAGTCCCCATGAAGGAAATGATTGCCAAGGACGGCTTCGGTAAACGTGTAGCTGAACAGGGCATGGGTACGATTGGGAAACAAATGGAGGCATTGATGCACTACGCAAACACATCCGTGAAGACCTACCAGAAGAACAAACGCGCTGACAAGGCGCGGCTTCAATTCGGCTGGGCGGATAACTACTCGTCATTCATTGTCGGGGACAGGCAGATCACCGCTACCGGGGTCAAATACAGCCCACCTTCCTCAGTTACATTGGGGTTGGTGAACTTCTTCCGACAGGCGGGGACGCTGGAGAAGTGGAAGGGGGTTGCATCTTTCTACAACCAACCCGGCATGGAACTACATATGTTCTCCATGTTCGCGGGGTTCAGTTCGCCGTTGGTACCGTTCTGTGGGGAAACCCGTGGGGGAATCCTGAACCTTTATAGCGATGGATCAGGCACCGGCAAGACGACTATGCTTAGGATTGTCAACAGCATCTTCGGGCACCCAGACGACCTGATGCTGATTAAGGCCGACACCATGAAATCCCGCATCAGCCGTATTGGTGCCATGCAGAACATCACGCCCACGATTGACGAAATCACGAACGAACCCCCAGAGGTTACATCTGATTTCCTGTACGACTTCCTACAGGCACGGGGCAAGAACCGACTCAAGCATAGCCACAACATTGAGCGCATCAACGCAACCACGTGGAA